TTTAACAGGTTAGCATAAATGATTGGAAAATATAGTCAATTTTCCGTCGCACCGATGATGGACTGGACGGATTTCTTAGAGATCGCTGGGCTTGCGCGGGCCGTGTGATATCGAAGTGATACCGGCAAGAGTGTCGCGAGCAAGTGTCCTGGGATCGTTGTGGCCGTCGCGGATCGCTTCTAGAGCCGCTCGGTAAAGATCATCGCGGCCGGATAGTGCGCGCTTGGCGGGGATCGCTCCTAGCGATTTTCCCAGCCTACGGCGTAGTGAAGGGTCATTCCGATGGCGATCTTCATATCTTCGGCGCGCACCGAAAAACACACGCGGGTCGAATTTCTCAGGATCAACCCCAAGCTCAGCCGCGATCTCGCGTTCAATTTCTTCAATCTCACGGTTGAAGGCGTAGCCGAATTTTCGATGATCCGGAATGTTGTCTTTCATCGCCTTCCGTGCATCTGGTCGCATTCTTTCTGAGCGGCGGCGCGGCGATCGTCAATCCAGGTCGCGAGATCGCTGAGGTGAACGCCGCGCGCGGCTTTCTGTGATCCCTCGATCATGACAACCGGAATGTCGATCTTGCCCTCGGTCGCCTTTCGCACGAATTGCGACGGGGTGAGGTGGCTGAAATAGTCGCGGCAAATGTCCTCGACCGGGACGATCGCGCGGGCTCCATACTGAGCCATCAAGAGGAAGGGGGTGTTCATCGTTCCTCCAGGATGCGCCGCTTAACCGCCTCGCGCGCGGCTTCATCTGTCGCGATCGCTCCAATGCGCTGACCTAGCGCCTCGCCATATGTGGGCGCATCATCATAGAAGCGTTGCACCTTGCCGACGACAAGAACATCGAAAAGCGGCTGATCGCCTTCGCTCGGGTAAGGCATCCAAACCCAGCCGCCGCTTAGCGCAGCCGTGATCCGCTCCCACTCCTGCTCAGCGCCAACCTTTCGTGCCGCGACGATCACGCGGGCAATCGCTTCGACGCTGGTGTTGCTCTCCCAGGTGACACGCTGGCGAAGCTCGCGGGCGATCTCCCAAACGTCTGCCGGGATAGCTTGTGGCTTATGGGCGGGATGGCTGCGATGCTCACCGCATTCCCAGCACCAATCTGGATCGCCGGCCTTCGAACCACATTCGTGCGGCTCAAGATCGTCCATTAGATATCCCTCCGATACGTGAACCCGTTGATAATCAGAACGTCCGGCACTGGTGCCGGCACGTCGCCCGCGTCGATCCCAAGCTCCGCGATCGCGGATGCTATATGAGGCTCCTTCGCCGCTACCGCGATCTCGGCCGTGTAGGATTTCCAGGCCGCGTCATCGGGGCCGCGCTCAGCGATCTCCAGTCGGCCGGCGTATTCGCGGATCACGATCACCTTGACCAGCTTGTCGCCGTTGACGGCGCGGCCGCTCCAGAAGCGCATCGCCGCCTTGCGGGCCTGGGTGGTATGGTCCGGCCGCTCCTTGCGCGGCGCACGGAACACGATCGATCCGTCGCGGCGGTACAGGGCAACTGAGGCGAAGGGCGTCATGCTGCCCTCCTGAGTGCGTCGACAACGTGTCCGCCCCACTGGTCGGCGGCGGCGTCGGCCATGCCGGGAAAGAACCGGCTGCGCTCAGCGCCGCGATCGGCTCCAGGCGGCATGCGCCATACGCGGTTCCATGCCTTCCATTCCTCACTGCCGCGCTCGGGCTCGCTAAGCCTGTTTGTTTCGATGAGCGGCGGCAGCCCTCGCAAATACCAGCCAGTCCCCTTATACTCAGGATGACCGAACCAGAACGGCTGAACGATATGAGGCGAAGGAACATCGTCCGGCATGCGATCGCGAGCGAGATCGTGCATTTCGGGGTTTTCGATCGCGACGAACGGAACGGGCGCGCGCCAACAGGCGAGGAAAAGATCAACGCCGTCATCGAACTCCTGGATCATGCTTTCCCAGGTGCGGCCGCGCGGCAGTTTTTTGGGCTGCGTCATCTTGCCTGGGCCTGAAAGCCAGCGCCGGCCCGACCGGCAAAGGCGAGTGCAGGGCGGGTGAGCGACGATGAGCATATCCCAATCGCCGTCCAGGTGGTTGCGAACGTCATCGGTGATGTGGTGATTGGAGCCGTCCTCGGCCGGCTTTAGATCGCATGACCAAGCGTCATGCCCGCGCGCGGAAAAGGCGCGGCGCATGGTGCCGGTGAACTCGCATCCGATGAGAATGCGTAGGCTGGTATCAGTCGACATAAGCGTCCTCACTGTAGTCATGCGTCGCGTAAATGTGCTGCTCGACCCGCTCCAGTTCGGCGGCGGTCGGCGTGAACTCGGCTCCATCGGGGCCGAAGATCGCGATGTCCTCGATATCGCCGCCGCTGGGCGGTTCGCAGAACTCGGGCGGGCCGAACATATTGCCGCGATCGAACGGGCCGACCTCGTAATCGATCTCAAGCTCGATATCGGCGTCGTCGCGGGTGATGCTGAATTTGATCGTCGGCATGGCCTAACTCCAAAGCCAGATTGCAAGGCCGTAGACGGCGACCAGTCCAGCGACCATGCCGAACGCAGCAAGCCCAGGGCCGGCGCGTTCGAACCATGTCTGACGGCGGGGATCGGGGCGCGGGGTCATTGCGCCACCTGAATGATGAACATCGGCGCGAAGTGTCCCGCGATCCAGGCATAAGCGACGCCGCCGAACGTGACGATCGTCAAGAGCATCGCGAGGTCGTGAAGGAAGCCCTTCATTACAATCCTCACAGGTTGTTGTTGAAGCGAGCGCCGGCCGCGTCGAAAAGCTGATCGGCGTCGACGGTGATGGCGCGGGTGCGATTGCCCTTCGAAAGCGTCAGCGTGTAGTAGCTGGCGCTCCAGGTGATCGCGGTAATCGTCCAGCCTTTGATGGTGGTGATGTTCTTGCTCATGGTGGGCTCCTGACGGTTTAATGAGCCGGCCCGGAAGCCGGCCTTTAAGCCGTCACTCAGCGGCGATCGCCTTCGGGTCCACGACCGTTCCAAGAGCAACCGTACCTTCGCGAACTTCTGCGCGAACCTGGGTTTCTTCGTCGGTCGGTAGACGCCAGTTGCAAAGGCCGGCAAGGATGCGGAGGCGCACGGATATCCACTTCGCGGATATTGAAAACCCGGCTTTGATGCCCCAGCCGGCTTTGATGCCCCAGCCGGCTTTGATGCCCGTGCCGGCTTCGATGCCCTCGCCGGCTTTGATGCCCCAGCCGGCTTCGATGCCCGCGCCGGCTTCGATGCCCGCGCCGGCTTTGATGCCCCAGCCGGCTTCGATGCCCGCGCCGGCTTTGATGCCCGTGCCGGCTTCGATGCCCTCGCCGGCTTTGATGCCCCAGCCGGCTTCGATGCCCTCGCCGGCTTTGATGCCCCAGCCGGCTTCGATGCCCGCGCCGGCTTTGATGCCCGTGCCGGCTTTGATGCCCCAGCCGGCTTCGATGCCCGCGCCGGCTTTGATGCCCCAGCCGGCTTTGATGCCCGTGCCGGCTAACGCTTTCACCCAATACCGGGCGCGGATCGATCCCTTGAACGAAACAAATCCGAGATCGGCAGCGATCTCGATTGAGCCGTCGAATTCCTCCGACGAAACATCGACGTTGCCGACATACACATTCTCGGCGTCGAGATCGTCACGACCGATCTCCAGAACCTTCCGGCCATATTTCTCAATGATATTGGGCATTGCGATCTCCTGTTGCAGTCGTTGCGATAGATGCGATAATCGCAACACTAATCCGAAATATAAAGCGGCGTCAACTCCGGCTTCGCATTTTCCAGTGGCTCCAGGACGATCCTGTATCCGATTACATGGGCGACGTTTTCGAAATCCACCCAGCGCGGCGCGTTCTTGCCGTGACGCCAGTAGGAAAGCGTGACGGTATGAACGCCGGCCTGGGCGGCGATATCGCTGTAGCTCCTGCCGCTCGCGTCGATCTTGGCGAATAGTTCGCGGATCAGTGGCGACGCCGATCGCGGCGGCTTGGCTGGGAAGGCGGTCATTCGCTTTTACGCCCCGGCGCATCCCGCGCCTGCAATTCAGCGTCGCCCTTCACCGTTGTTCGGTAGCGTCGCTTTGATCGCGATCTGCCGTCGCTCTCGACGTAGCCGTTTTCTTCAAGCCAGTAGATTGCGGTCCATTCGACGGTCCCAACCGGGTGATGCCCGTGGCTGGTATTACATTGGGCGAGGGCGTCTAAGCGCGCTGATGTAAATCCCAGCGTTTCAATCCGTGTCATTTCCCTCAACCCTGCTTCTGCCGGTTCCTGCTCGTTGGTCGCTGCCAGAAGCGGCCTCGCTGTGGTGTATCAGTGGCGGGCTCGGCCAAACGAACGTTACACCGCCAATGTCGGCCTGGTTTTTCGGCTTCTCGCCTAGACTTGCCTTGGTCGGCATTATGCTCGGATTGGTCGCGGCGAGGAACCGAATGCGATCGCCGTCCTTGTGGCTTGGCAGAATGATTGATGCGGCGGGGCTCAAGCCGCAATTCTGTAGCTCGCGCTGTAGCTGGGCAACAGCTTTCGCAAGGCTGTAAATGTCACTCATTCCCCTCGTTCCTTCTTCTGCCGGTTCCTGCTTGTCGGTCGCTGGGCAAGGCCGGCTTCCCTGATCTCCGCGACCGTGATGGGCTCGCCGTCAAGCGTGTATTCGGATCGCCATGCGAGCGTGACGGCGTTCCATAGCTCGCGCCATGTCGTGATGCTCAGCTTGCCGATCGGCGTGTCGACGGTATGAGAAATGTCGAACTCAGCGCCGATCTGATCGTCCTTGTACCGAAGCCGCCAGCGGGCGCGAGCTTCGTTCTGGACGCGCTCCAGATAGTCGATGCGATCCAGAAGCGCGGCGCGGACGGGCTTGTCATCGCGCAGGCGTTTAATCGCGGCGATGATCCTGAGCGACTGAGGCTCTGGAGGCTCGTTTCCGATGGCGAGGTCGATTGCGCGCAGTGCCTCTGTGAGCGCGTCCGATCGGGCAAGGCGGTCGGCGTGGGTCATTGCGGGTTCCTGAGATCGTGCGCAACATCGGGGAAGCCGATCTTTTCACACCGCGCCGCGCACCTCTCGCGCTCCGCAAGGATGGCGTTGGCGATACCCTCTATTGATCCCTGCTCGTGTCCAAGAGGCAGGTTTTCGAACGTCTCGCGCGCCGTCCGCATGATGTCATCTGGGATGCCGGTCATGCCGCTTCCTTCCGTGTGCGTTTCTGTATCCAGTACCGGGCGCTGAATTTCACATCCTCGCCCATATCGGATTTGTCGCGAAGCCACTCCAGATAATCCATCGGCGCGGCTTCGAATGTCATCCCTTTGTGCTTGCCGAAATTCATCGTCTTGATCAGGGCAGGGTAGCGCGAGATCGCAACCATACGCTCCAGCGTTTCGATCTCCAGCATCTTCGCGAAGATGTGCGCTGTCACGAAAGCGTCGGGCAGGGCGCGGTGCGGCGGGTGCGCGAGCTTGGGGTTGAAATCGAGCGCAAGCCAATATCTGAGGCACTGGTTCGAATGCCCTGGCGCGTCCGGCCATATGATCCGCGCGACCTTGTATGTGTCGATCCACGGTCGGCCGTCGCCGTCGAAAAAGTGCTTCTCGAAATCAGCCTTGTGCGCGACCAGATAGTCGGTCGGCGCGCATCCTTCCATGAACTCATCAATGAGATCGCGCCAAGCTGGGGCGTCGGCAACGTCATCCTCCTGGATGTGGTGAACGGCTTTCGTTTCTGGCGGGATCAGGCTGCGCGGACGGCAAAGCGAACTCCAGGCGGTTTCGGTAAGGACGCGGCGTTGCTCCAGGTCGACATCGATCCTGCCGGCTTCAATGATCTCCGCACCGTCGCTTTCGGGTGTTCCGGTGGTTTCGAAGTCGATGACGCGGGCGATGGTCACAGTTTCACCCATTCTCCAGGCGAAGCCATCGCCTTTGAGGCGAGCGGCCATAGCTTGTGCATCATTGCCTCGGTGGTCGCCAGCCGCCTGACGCCGCTATACAGCCAGTCGTGCGAGGTGCTTACGTGGTAGAAGCCACCGGGTATGAACTGGATTTGAAAAGTGGTGTCGCTCTCGCGGATCGCTCGCGCTTGGCGAATACGGCGGCTCATAACGTCACCTCGTCCTTGATGCGATCGGCCTCGGCGCGGCCGGCGTCCGTCACGACATAGCCGCTACCGGCCAGCTTGCCGCTGTTTGGGTTCACAAGCGGCGCGAGCGCGAGCATGCCTCTTGCCTCCAGCGACCGAAGGACGGCGGCGACGGCCGTGGGCTCGATGATCTCGACGGCGCGGATCGCGCGGGCATAAATGCCATAGTCTGACGGCGCGTCCTGGGCGGCGTAAACGAGAACGCGCCTCTCCTGATCGGTGAAGGTCATGCCGCCTGCTCCTGAGGATCGGGACCGATGCGGCCGTGCTTGGCTTCCCATGCCTCAAGGCGCTCGCGACCGGCGTCGGTTATCTCGCGACCCCTACCGGAAAGCATGCCTTCCTCGATCAGCGTATCGACCATGCGATTAACGGCTCCGCCCATCGATTGGGTGCAGGATGTGCGCCAATGCTTCACGCCGGCATCATCGGTCCAGTACCAGAATTTCCAGTGCGGCCCCTTTCCGGCGCGCACGGCCGCAAGGCATTCGGCCTGCCGCTTGGTGAGGGTGTGGTTCCTGGCGCGATCGGCTCGCGCCCGCTCGATCGCCTGCTGAGCTTCGACCCGCGCGTCGTAAGCGCGCCGATCGATCTCCAGCGTCCGGCGCACCTTCTTGGCGAGATTGTGTTCCTGCGACGCCTCCAGCGCCGCTATGACGCGCGCGGCTTCCTCGGCGCTGAATGTGGGCTCGGTGTAGAATTTTCTCATTGGGGCATATCCCTGTCGGTCCAGTTGTTCTTTTCGTAGTGCCGCTGCTGACACGGCTCATCGCAATACGGCGTTGGAAAGTCGGCGTTCGGTGACGGCCATGCGAGCCAGCCAACTTCTGCGGATGTCATGCGTCCGCAATTCGGACATTGGTAGGTGCGGATGGTGTCGGGGCGATCGCCGCTCATTTCGGCGCGTCCTCATACCAGTCGGTTGCGATGCCTGCGGCCGTGTCCTTCATGAACCCGATCGCGTCGGCCTTGGTCGGAAAATCGAGTAAGCCTTGGTTCATGCGCTCGGCGTCATACTTGGCGACGATCCAGCGGGTTTCGCCGTCGATCCAGTCACCGCCGTTCTGCCGGTCATAGACCACGACATGCCCGCCATCCTCGCATTTGCGCGACGCGACATAGCCGGCGTCGCCATTGTACGGTTTGCGTTTGCTCTCGGTCATAGTGGCTCCTAGCTGAAAAGCTCGCCTAGCAACTCGTCGTCGGTCATGGTTGCGGGCGCGTCATCAACCGTAATCCCGCGCGCTGTAAGGAATGCAATCTCGGCCTCGCGCTCGCGCTCGATCATGCGAACGTTATGCTGCCGCCAATTGCGTTCGCGATCGGTGATCGCCGCATCAACGCGGGCGCGTTCATGTGACAGTCGAAGCTCGATGGCGTGAAGGTGGGATAGGTCACGCTCTGCCCGCGTTTCCGGGGCGGGCTCGATCCGCCAATTGGTAATCCATGAGTTTGCGTCAACGTAGCCAAAGCGCCGATCCAGCGTTTCTATGACGGCCTCAGCGTCCTCGCGGGTGAAGCGTGTCGCCTCGGTAATGCTGTATGGCCGGATTTGCCGGCCCGTCGAATGCCCCTTGTGGAAGCTGTATTCGCCATGTCGGTACGGCTTATAGGCATAGACGGTTTGCCCGGTTTCCTGATTGATCGCGGCGATGATGCAGTCGGTCACTGGTCGATCTCCTTCAAGCGTTCGGGAATGGGGCGCGGACGCCCCGAACCGGAAGGCTCAAGCGGTGGCTGTTTCGCGAAAAATCCTGCGGAGGGTTTCAACGCTGTCCTTCGGGAGATCGATGCGAACGCCTTTCTCGCCGTTACGAACGGTCATCGATCCATCCGACCACTCGTTAGCAAACCAGCCGGACCCGAGATCGGTGGTGCGCTTCAACTGCTTGTCGGTCATTTATTTCATCCTTAGTGTGTTGCGATAATCACAACATAATCGCAATCCCGATCGAGAGCAATACCCAGGCGAGAGTTTTTAAGAGGATCGATCTCGGCCAAGTTGAGCGGCGCGGCTGATTTCGTTCGCAATCATCGAACGATCGCCGTTACAAACTCCCTTGTCACAACATGTCCAGCAATATCAATAAGTTAGTAGTGACAAAGAGGTTTCTAAGAGACACTAAAAAATTATAATTAGGGGTGGTTGGTAAGTGTATAAAATAGAGGTCGATATATACCGACCTACTGATCCCCTTTGAAAAATTGTTGTGCCGTTCTTAGAAACTCCCCTGTCACCGTTTCGGAGCCGTAACGATATCAGAAAGCAACCATTGGTGCGTAAATCTCAACGCCTGATGGAGCGCCTGATAGATGACGCCGAAACAAGAGCAATTCGTGCGGGAATACCTGGTCGACCTGAACGCAACTCAGGCCGCGATCCGTGCCGGATATAGCGCAAAGACGGCAGGCGCTGTTGGGAATGAAAACCTAACAAAACCTGAAATCAAAGCGGCGATCGATAAGGCGATGGCTGAGCGATCGGAAGCGACGCGGATTGATGCCGCGTGGGTGCTAAAACGGCTTGCTGAGGAAGTCGAGGCGGATATCGCTGATCTCTATGACGATGAGACTGGCGATCTCAAGCCGATGCGCGAATGGCCGGAAATCTGGCGCAAGGGATTAGTCCAGGGGATCGAGATCGAAGCGCTGTTCGAAGGTTATGGTAAGGATCGCGTTCAAATCGGCCACACCAAAAAGATCAGGCTCGACAACCGGATCAAGCGCATCGAACTGATCGGCAAGCATATCGGCGTGAATGCGTTCCAGGAGACGGTGAAGCACACCGGCCTCGACGCGCTGGCCGATCGGCTGGAAAGGGCGCACAAGCGGGATGGCTAAGATACCGCCCATGAAGCGCAAGACGGCGCGCTCCAGCCTTCGGCGCATCTGTCGCAAGATAGGGCTCAGGCTCAGTGTTAAGCGATGAAACCGCAAGGCCGCGCCGACCTCAATGACCAGATAATCGACCTGGCTGCCACCTGCCGGTTCGACCCGAAGCGCTGGAGCCGGCTGGCGTGGGATTGGGGCGTTGGGCCGCTCGAAAAGCACCGCGGCCCGCGCGACTGGCAAGACGACATCAACGGGATCATTGCTGAGCATCTGAGCGATCCCGAAACGCGCTATGAGCCGTTGCAAATCAGCGTCGCCAGCGGCCACGGCATCGGCAAGTCGGCCGAAATGGGCATGCTGTCCAATTGGGCGATGTCGTGCTGGGCGGACGCGCGGATCGTCACCACGGCAAACACGGAAGGCCAGCTTCGCACAAAGACCGCGCCTGAGATCGGCAAGTGGTTCCGCATGTCGCTCACCGGGCATTGGTTCGATGTGCAAGCAATGTCGATCAAGTCCCGCGATCCGGCGCGCGCCGATAGCTGGCGACAGGACTTCATTCCCTGGTCGGAACACAACACTGAGGCATTCGCCGGCCTGCACAATGAAGGCAAGATCATCCTCTTGCTGTTCGATGAGGCGTCGAAAATCCATGACAAGGTTTGGGAAGTCGCTGAGGGCGCGCTGACCGACGAAAACACGGTCATCATCTGGATCGTGTTTGGCAACCCGACGCGCAACTCAGGGCGCTTCCGCGAGTGCTTCCGCCGTTACCGCCATCGGTGGGTGCGCCGGCAAATCGACAGCCGGACGGTTCCCGGCACAAACAAGGCTTATCTCCAGCGCCTTGTGGATGACTACGGAGAGGACAGCGATATCGTGAAGGTGCGCGTTCGGGGGCAGTTCCCAGCGCAATCGGCCATGCAGTTTATCAGCGAAACGGACGCGGATGCGGCCCGCAAGGTTCATCTGCGCAAAGAGCAATACAGCTTCGCGCCGGTCATCATCGGCGTCGATCCCGCCTGGACGGGCGATGACAAGCTGGAGATCATGCTGCGGCAAGGGCTCTACTCAAAGTCGCTCATATCCCTGCCGCGCAATGACAACGATATCCATGTCGCGAACCTGATCGCTCGGCTCGAAGATGAGTATCAGGCGGACGCGGTGTTCATTGACGCCGGTTATGGGACGGGCATCAAGTCGGCCGGCGACACGATGGGCAGGGCGTGGCGTTTAATCTGGTTCTCAGGCAAGTCGATCGATCCCGGCTATCTGAACATGCGCGCCTTCATGTGGGGGCAGGGCAAGCGCTGGCTGAAAGCAGGCGGCGCGATCGATCCGCGCGATGAAGAATTGTACCAGGATTTGATCGGGGTCGAGACGGTTCCGCGCGTCGATGGCAAGGTGCAGCTTGAAAGCAAAGAGGACATGAAAGAGCGCGGCATTCCCAGCCCGAACAAGGCTGATGCGCTATTCCTGACCTTCGCTGAGCCGGTCGCCAAGAGGGAGCGGATTTTCACGAAATCCGTAACGATGGCGGACGGCAGCACGGCAGACATTCCGATGGCGGCGGTCGATTACGATCCGCTTGCCTGATTGGTCGCGGCAACCTTCTCGCTCTTATCGGTTCGAAAAACCGGAGTGCGAGCCCGATGAAATCCCAGGACAAGGATGATCTCGTTTCCTCAGTCGCCAACGCGATCGAGGATAGCAATTGGCAGCTTGCCGCTGCCCGCGATCAATCGGCGCTCAGGCTGGCGATCGCCAAGAATGTCGCCGTCAACGGCCGGCTCGCCGTTGCCATGATCTTCATCGTCGCGGTCGCGGCGTATCTCAAAGAGGGCGATGCGCTGTTCGCGCGGCTCGCCCTGGGCGCGGCGATCCCGGTCGGCCTGGCCTACGTGGTCGATCCGCTGCCGGGTGGCCGGATGAAAATCATCGGCGCTGCGCTGGCGCTGATTTCCGCCGCGATCGTTGCGGCGCTCCTGTTTCTCAACGTGAGGTAATGCAGCATGTGCCTTTTCGGAGGTGGCGGTACATCCGTCCAGACGCCAACGCCGCCAGTGCTTCCGCCTGAAACGGCCGCGATGAAGGAACCCGACGCCGCTGCGGTCAAATCCGCGACGGCGCGGCGCACTGGCGATCGCATCCGATCAGGCGCTCAGACGATCCTCACATCCGGCTCGGGCGTAAAGTCCAGGGCTCAGACGAGCAAGACGACGCTGACCGGCGATGAGGATGATGAGGCGCGCAAGAAAACGCTGCTTGGCGAGTGATGTTTTTCCTGGGCGCTGCGGCGATCTACGGCTGGATGGGCATTGACCTCTGGTCGGTCGATCGCGGCGCGTCCGGCCTGTGCGCCGCGCTGGCGGCTTTCTTCGCAATCGGATGGTGGATATCGCCATGAGCGGCAACGCGCCGAACAATGAAACCCAGGTCGCTTATCATCGTCGACGCGCAACCGAATTGCAGACGGTTCGCCAGCCGTGGGAAGAGACTTGGCGCGAGCTTGCGCAATTCATCGAACCGACGCGGTTCCGCCTTGGCACAAAGGATGAGGGATACACCTCCCGAAAGAAGATTGTCGACAGCCAAGCAACAACCGCGCTGCGGACGCTGGCGAGCGGCATGCACTCGGGCATCACCTCGCCCGCGCGGCCGTGGTTCCGGCTGACTACCTTCGATCCTGAGCTAAAGGACTTTCCGCCCGTCAAGGAATATCTGGCGCAAGTCGAGCGCCGGATGCGCGAGACGTTCCAAAGCTCGAACATCTACAATTCGTTCCATATCGGCTACGGCGATCTCGGCCTGTTTGGTCAGTCTGTGGGCATTCTCGCTGAGGATGATCGCGAGGTGATCCGCATGCAGCAATGCATGCATGGTCGCTTTTGGATCGCCCGCGACCATACCGGCCGCGTCACCACGCTCTATCGCCAATTCCGCTGGTCAGTGCAGCGCATCATTGCGCGCTTCGGGTATGCGGCCGTCAAGCGCATAAGTCAGACGATCGCGACCGCCTATGACAACGGCAATTACGATGACATTCACACTGTCTGGCATGCGATCGAACCGCGCATGACGCGCGATCCGCGCCGGCTGGACAAGGCTCATAAGCCGTACCTGTCGAACTATTGGCTCGATACCATGACTGAGCGCGCAAATGATGGGCTCCTGGAGGAAAGCGGCTTCGATGAAAACCCGCTGATCGGGCCGGCCTGGGAACTGGCCGGCGACGATCATTACGCGCTGTCGCCGGGACAGGTCGCGCTTGGCGACACTCAGATGCTCCAGAAGATGCAGCAACGGAAGCTGGAGGCGCTGGACAAGATCGTTCGCCCGCCGATGACGGGACCGACTTCGCTGCGAAACAATCCGGCGTCGCTCCTGCCGGGATCGGTGACTTATGTCGATGATCCGACCGGGAAGGGCTACCGGGCGGCGATGGAAGTGAACCTTCGCATTGCCGAACTCACCCAGGATATTCAGGCGACGCAATACAAGATCGATCGCGCGTTCTATGCCGATTTGTTCCTCATGCTCGCCAACATGGAAGGCATCCAACCGCGCAATCAATTCGAGATCGCAGAGCGTAAAGAGGAAAAACTGCTCGCGCTCGGGCCGGTGCTGGAAAACATCTACAATGACCAACTGGAGCCGACGATCGATCGCACCTATGCGATCCTCAATCGTCGCGGCGAATTGCCGCCTCCGCCGCGCGAGCTTGCCGAACAGGAACTCAAGATCGAATACATTTCGATGCTCGCCCAGGCGCAAAAGGCCGTTGCGACCGGCGCGATCGAGCGCGGCGTTGCGTTCGCCGGTCAACTTGCAGCCGTCAAGCCGGAAGTCCTCGACAAGCTCGACGCCGACGACGCTGTTGATCAGTATTTCGACATGCTGGGTGTCCCGCCGTCGATCGTCGTTCCAAATACGGAAGTCGAGAAAACGCGCGCGGCGCGGGCTCAAAAGCAGCAAGCGGCAGAAGCCGCCGCGATGATGAAGGAAGTTGCGCCGGCCGCGAAGGCGGGCGCGGACGCTGCCGCAACGCTGGCCGATGCGGCAACGCTTCCGGCTGGCGGATCGCTCCTGCAAAGATTGGGGATTGGGTGATGTATTGGGGACCGACGAAAGCAGACATTCGCGCGGCCAAGATCGCGATCGCGATCTTTCTGGCGGCGTTCGGCGGCGGCGCTTTTGCGATCGGCGCGTGGCTTTTCTAGGCGAATAGTGTTGCGGAAATCACAATGACCGATTTGAGTGAGCAACTATCACAACAGCAAAAGGTCGAACGTGACGAATTGGCAAAGGCGTTTCGTCACGTCCTGTCGGATGCGCGCGGCAAGCGCGTTCTGTTCTGGATACTGGAGCAATGCGCGATCTATCAGGACGCATTCTCCGCCGACAATGACGTGACGAACTACACGCTTGGTCAACAGGCGAGCGGGCGGAAGGTGATCGCGCAAATGGATGCGATCGATCCGCGTCTTTACCCGCAACTCCTGGTCGACCGCGCCGAGATCAGAGAGCGAGATCGAGCCGCCGCGAAGGCGATGGCCAAAAACCAGGAGCAAGAGGACGATGAGGAATAGGATCAGGGATTTGATGGCCGGTGAGGGCAGCGGCGGGATCATGTTCAGCGGCGAGGGCGGCGGCAACGGCGGCGGCGATGGCGGTTCCGACGATGGCGCGAGCGTCCTGTTTCCCGATGAGGGCGGCGAGAAAAAGCCCGACGATGATACTGCCGGCAAGGATGGTGACGGCGACGGCGACGGCGACGGTGACAAATCCGGTGAAGGCGAATGGAAGGAATATGTTCCTGATCCCGACAAGTCGGATGAGGAAAACGCCGCCGCGAAGGCTGAGCATGATAAGACCAAGCCGGCCGATGGCGATGGCGACAAGGGTAAGAAGAAGGATGACGCCGCCGCCGATGCCGACAAGGTTCCCGATGACGGGAAGTACGATCTCAAGATGCCCGATGGTGTCGAGCTTGACGCCGAGTTGGCCGACGCGCTCGGGCCTGAGTTCAAGGAAATCGGGCTGACGCGCGGGCAGGCGCAGAAGCTGGCCGACAAGTTCATCGAAATCCAGCAAGGCCGCGCCGAGACTTATTCCAAGTCACCGGAAGGCCAATGGTCGATGTCGGCCTATGGCTACTTCAAGGAACACGGAACGCCCGACACTTGGCCGGACAAGGCCAAGGCCGACAAGGAAATCGGCGGCGACAATTGGGATGGCACGGTCGCGACCGCGCGCCGCGCCGTGAATGCGCTCGGAACGCCGGAACTGAAAAGCTTCCTGGAGGCGAGTGGTGGCGGCAACCATCCCGAGCTTATCCGTTTCATGGCAAGAGCCGGGGCCATGATCAAGGAGGATGACCCGGCGAAAGGCGGCGCGGAAGGGGCGGGTAAGCCTGCCGAAACCGCCCACGTTCTGTTTCCGAACGACGCACCGAAAGGCTAAGGAACAATGGCGACTATCGGCACAACCTATCCGAACCTGATCGACCTCAACAAGAATACCGGCGAGGGCAAGGTTGTGGAGCTTCTGACGCTCCAGAACCCGATCCTTGACGACGCGATCGCAACGCAGTGCAACATGGACGCCGTTCACCGGCACATGATCCGCACCGGCCTGCCATCCGTCGCGTGGGGCCGGCTCTATCAGGGCATCCCTCAGTCCAAGGCGACGATGCAGCAGGTCGATGATACGACCGGCTTCCTGGAGGCGGCTTCGACCGTCGATGAAAGGTTGCTCAAGCTGGCATCCGATCCGGCGCGGACGCGGCTCACTGAGAGCGCCCCGTATCTGGAAGCCATGAACCAGGAAATGGCGACTGGCATCTTCTACCACGATACGGCTTCGACGCCCGAGAAGTTCAAAGGTCTGGCCGCGCGGTATGCGAGCTACAACGCTGGCGTACCGAACCCGGCCGCGCCGTCGATCTCGAACCAGGTGATCCACGGCGGCGGTTCCGGCTCTGACAATACGTCGATCTGGTTTGTCACCTGGGGCGATCACGCGACTTCGCTGCTCTACCCCAAGAACACCAAGGCCGGCGTCGAGATCGAGGACAAGGGATCGCAGCGCGTCACTGACGCCAGCGGCAACCCGTACTATGTCAAGGAAGTGCTGTATCGCTGGCACCTTGGCCTGTTCGTCAAGGATTGGCGCTACAACGTCCGCATCGCTAATATCGACGTGTCCGATATGCGCGGCGGCTCGGTCGATCTGTGGGCGCTTCTGCGCAAGGCGTATTACCGCCTCCAGTCGCGCCGCCGTGATGCTCAGTCGAGCCGGATCGCGATCTACATGAACCGTGAGGTGCTGGAAATTCTGGACGCGCAGTCCAGCGACCGGGCGCTTCTCGCGGCCAATCCGAACTATACCGGGCTCGGGCACATGCAGGTCGAGGGCAAGGAAGTCCGCTCGTATCGGGGCATCCCGATCCGCGAGACTGACGCGCTTCTCAATACCGAAAGCGCCGTTCCGTCCGCGTAGTGATCGCCTGCCGCTCGCCTTAACGGGCGGGCGGCAACATTCGAAGCAGGGCCGGAAGGCCGAACAGAGGCAAGACAGAAATGATCTTCGACAAACAGACGCTCTTTTCGGATGCCCAGGCGATCACAGCAAGCGCCGCATCCACCAACGCCATCGATCTCGGGCCGGTCGACCTCGCCCGCGACATCGGCAAAGGCAAGCCGATCCCGCTGCTCATCCAGGTTGTCGAAGTGTTCGACAGCGTTGCCGACGATGAGACACTGGAGGTTGCGGTGCAGTTCGACAGCACCGAAACCTTCACGCCGGACAAGGCGATCGTGATCGGCAAGTTCACGAATGCTCAGTTGAAAACGCTGGGCTTCCAGCTTCCGTGCCAGGCAATACCGGACGGCTCCAACCTCCAGTATATGCGCCTGTACTACACGGTCGCCGGCTCGGGCAACTTCACGGCAGGCAAGCTGACTGCCGGGATCGTCATGGGTCGCCAGACCAATGGTTAAGGCGATCGCGAACGAAAAGGGCTTCTTCGGCGGGGTCGTTCGCGATCCCGGCGACAGCTTCATCGTGCCGGATGCGATCTGGAACGATCCGAAAAAGCGGCCGTCCTGGGCGCGCAAGGATGATCGCCCGGATGATCTCGCCACTGAGCCCAAGGGTGAGAGTGTAGGCGAAGGTGAAGGCGAGGCGACGCCGATCCCCGCCGACTGGCGGTCGCTTTCGGCCAAGGAACGCAAGGCGCTGGCGGAAGCGATCTCGGGCGAAAAGCCCGCAAACGCCAAGGAAGCGGACGCCTTGATCGAGGCATGCGCGAAGGATGGTGCGGAGCCGTTCGCTGATGCGCCTGAGCCGGAAGCGGCGGGTGAAGGCAACGGGCTCCAGGATGCTCTTGGGGGCATTCCGCCGAAGGAAAACCTTGGCGACGCAAAACCCGATTGGGAAGCGCCAGCCGCGCCCAAGCCGGTCGAGGACTGATCGGCCGGATGATCTCGCGAGCCGGCGCGTTGTCGGCTCGCATTAACCCTGGGGATGCCGATGGCCCGCTTCACTACCAATGTCGCACTTCTCGAAAACGCCAGCGCAACCGGATCGGAGTTCACGATCGATCAGGGCGGGCGGTTTCTGTTTCTGGCGCTGGGCACCTTTGGCGGCGCGACAGTCAAGCTCCAGATTAAGGGGCCAGACGACAGCACGTTTGTCGACGTTCCCGATAGCTCGCTGACAGCGGCCGGATCAAAGACCGTCTACCTGCCCGACAACGCCGTTGTGAAGGCGGCGATCGCGAGCGGCCCGCCGTCCGGCATCTACGCATCGTTGCGCCGCTGCCCGGAGTGCTGAGCGATGAAGCTCGCCAGCCTTGCGCAAAAATACAGCGATATGGTCGGACCGCCCGAAGGCGCTGACAGCGATGAGTATTATCCGTCGCTGCACCTGGACGAAAAGCAGATTGACGCGATCGGCGTCACTGAGGCGCGCGTCGGCAAGGAAATGATGATGACCGCACTTGTGCGCGTCGCCAGCTTCCATGACGCCAAGAACGGCGCGCGCTCCATGTCATTCGAGGTTATCGAGGCCGGCCTTTCCGACAAAGAGGACAGCAAGGACGCGGCGACGGTCCTGTTTCCAAATGAGAAGGGCTGATGACCTCTACCGTTGCGATTTGCAATCTGGCCCTGTCCAATCTCGGCAAGGACAACATAAGCGCACTGACTGAGGCGAGCGCTGAGGCGCGCGCCTGCAATCAGTTTTACGATCACGTCCGCAAGTTGCTTCTCCAAGAATATCCGTGGGGCTTCGCCGGCAAGTCGGCATCGCTGGCATCGATCACCAATGACAAGGAAGGCGACTGGCTGTACGCCTATCGCAAGCCGAACGATTGCCTGAAACTGCGCACCGTTCGCAATCGCTACTCGACCACGCCGCAAGATGATCTCCCGGAAGCCCTGCCGTCCGGCTTCCCCTATGAGGTTGAAGGAAGCGCGATCTATTGCGACCTGTCGCCGGCCTTCGGTCGCTACACTTATGACCTGACCGATCCGACCAAGTTCTCAGTGTCCTTTATCGAGGCGCTGGGCTGGCATTTGTCGGTTCGGCTGGCGATGCCACTGACGCGCGATCCCAAGGTCCGCGCCGACGCCTATCAGATTGCTATAGGCGCTCAGCACATCGCGGAAATGGCGGACGCAAATGAGGTTCGCCACACATCCGATCATGATAGTGAGTTCGTGACGGAGCGCAGCTAATGGCTGATCTCCGCGCCTATCAACCCTCATTTACTGCCGGCGTCCTGTCGCCCGCGCTGTGGGCGCGCGTCGATCTCGCCAAATATGCCAGCGGGCTCAAGACGGCGCTCAACCTGTTCATTCATCCGCATGGCGGTGTGTCGAACCGCGCCGGCCTGGAGTACATCAATGAGGTGAAGGACAGCGCGGATTACGCGCGGCCGATCCCGTTCCAGTTCAACACTGAACAATCCTACATCCTGGAGTTCGGAGATCAGTATTTCCGCGTGTATCGCGATGGTGGGCTGATCCTGTCAGGCGGCTCGCCCTATGAGGTGGCGACGCCCTACGCGCATACCGATCTCGATCAGCTTGTTTTTGCGCAGGAGGCCGATGTCATGTACATCGTCCATCCGAGCTATGCGGTGCGCAAGCTCTCGCGCCTTGCCGATGACAACTGGACGCTGACAACGGTAACGTTCGCACCGTCGATCGCGGCACCGACTGGCGTTGGGGCTTCGCCGCTGGTCGGCTCGGGAAGCACACCATACACATACAAGGTGTCTGCGATCGATGATGAAACCGGCGAAGAAAGCCTTCCTTCATCCGCTGCCGGCACGGCCAATGACCTGACGGTTGCGGGCAACAAGAACCGTGTCACCTGGAGCGCCGTGACGGGTGCCAGCCGATATATCGTCTACAAAGAGGATAACGGTGTTTACGGCTACATCGGCGGCACATCCGGCCTGTCGTTCGATGATGAGAATATCGTTGCCGATCTTGCCGATACGCCCCAGGTGGCCCGCAACCCATTTTCGGGCAGCGGCAATTATCCCCGGTGCGCGACGTTCGTTGAACAGCGCCTTGCATTCGCTTCGACAAACAATGAGCCGCAAGGCGTCTGGATGTCGCAATCTGCGAACTATGAGAATTTCGGCTATTCGTCGCCGGCCAAGGCAAGCGATGCGGTGACGTTCCGTATCCGGGCAAAACAGGTGAACGAAATTCGCGCTATGCTGCCGATCAAGGGGCTCATGCTCCTGACCTCTGGCGCGGAGTGGATTGTATCTGGCGGCTCTCAGTCGGACGCGATCGCGCCCAGCGCGGTCAAGATCGATAATCAGGGCTTCCGGGGCGCGTCCATTGTGCAGCCGGTCGTTGTCGGCAGCACGGTTTTGTTCGCCCAGGAGAGGG